GTCTATTGGTTAGCATGGGAAGTAACACGCAGGTCAGGTGAAACAGTTAAGCCTATTGGTATGGATTTCATTGAGACACTCAAAAGTGTCGAGGTGCTTGATTCAGACCCTTTAGCCTAAAGCGAGATCTCCCGTTCACCTACTTAATCGCTCGCTTGAGCATTAGGTTAGGGATCTCGCCACAGCAGTTATTAGATCTAGATAAGACAATGCTCGATGCATTAGTGCAGGGGCTCAAGGATGAAGCGAAAGAGGTGAGCGATGCCAGCAAGCGTAAAGGGCGGCATTGAACTCCGTAAGGCTCTCAAAACTTTTACCCCAGATCTTGCTAAGGCTTTACCTAAAGAGGTTGCAGCAGCTCTTAAGCCCATTACAAAGGCTGCTAAGGGTTATCTCCCAGATGATGGTCAAGTCCTAAGCGGATGGTTAGCCCGTGAAGAATCACAGGCTCGCTTTCCTACTTACAATGCTCGCATCGTAAAGCAAGGCATCGGCTATAAGACAACGCCATCAAAGCCTAACCGCAGAGGGTTTAGATCACTTGCTCGCGTATTCAATAAGAGCGCGGCTGGAGCCATCTATGAGACTATGGGGCGCAAGACTCCTAGTAGTCGCTTTGTGCAGAATCAGCAAGACAAGTACGCCTCTCCTATGAAGGGTCGTGACAAGATGGAAGGTCGCGCTTTGTTCCGCGCTTACGAAGAAAACAATGGCAAGGCTAGAGAAGCAGTACTCAAAGCCATTCAAGATGCAGCCAACAAACTAAACGCGAGAGCAAAGGTGTAAATCATGGCTAATGTAATGATTGATATTGCTGCGGAGTTCGTAGGCAACAAGGCTTTTAAGCAAGCAGATAATGCCACAGATAAACTGACTAAGAATGTAAAGAAACTAGCAGGTGCTTTTGGTCTGGCATTTAGCGCAACTGCAGTTCTGGCTTATAGCAAGTCAGCTGTTAAAGCAGCAGCAGCAGATCAGAAGGCGCAACAGCAACTAGCTTTAGCCCTTAAAAATGTTGGCTTAGGTAGAGATGCAGCAACTTCTGAAGCCTACATCCAAAGACTTCAGAGCGAATTTGGCATTGTTGATGACCTACTTCGTCCGAGTTATCAGACTCTAGCGGTTGCCACACGCGATTCAGCCGAGGCTCAACGCTTGATGGGTATTGCATTAGATGTAAGTGCCGCAAATTCTTTAGACTTGGGTGCAGTAACGAAAGCCCTAAGTCGTGCTTTCTTGGGAAATAACACAGCTCTTTCTCGCCTAGGGTTAGGCATCTCAAAGGCAGATCTCAAAACTAAATCTTTCAAAGAAATCACTGATCAGTTATCGGCAACTTTCGCTGGATCAGCAACAACAGCGGCAAACAGTTATCAAGGCTCGATGGATAAACTGGCAGTTGCTACTGAAAACTTTAAGGAATCTATCGGTGTTGGCTTAATCGAAGCCTTAAACATTCTCAATGGTGAGCAAGGTCTTGCAAAAACAACTTCTGAGATGGACAAACTTGGCATCAAGCTACAAAACGCCACTATTGGTGCAGCTTACTTTGTAAATGAACTAAAAAAGATTCCAGGTGGTTCACTTCTTACATCCTTGTTTGGTAAAACTTTTGGGGATCCTTTAGGCGTAGTAACACTAATCAATGCTTTTGAAAAGTTTAAGCAGCAACCAAGACCTTTTGCAACGGGAATGTCTGTGTCTGGTCAAGTACAAATTAAGCAAGAAAAGCAGATTACAAAACTAACTGCTGAGCAAGCAAAGAATCAAGCCAAGATTACTAAGGACAAGAAACTTCAAGCAGCAATCGATAAGGCTAACCTTGCTCTTAATAAGGGCACAGAAATCTTTGACATGGACAAGATCCAAATTGCAGCAGCTTTAACATCTCAGGCTGAGCAACTAGGCAAGGCAACCACATCATCTCAGGTCTTACAGATTGCTAACGATACCGCTCGATTAAATGTAAAGCGTTCGATACTTGATTTAGAAGATGCTATTGCTGCTAAGGATGAAGCAGCCATCGTTGCTGCCACTAACAAACTTAACGCAGATCTTAAAGTCTTAGGAGCATTAGGCGCACAGAACCTTAAACTTCTCGACATAAAATCTATTCTTGATACACTGAAGCCTAAGGATCTAATCAACATCTCAAACCTAGAAGAAGCCTTGCGCTTGCTAGGGTTAATCAATCTTGCTTCTACTGGATCTAAAACACTGCCAGCAATTAAAGCACCAAGCGTACAAGGACTAACACCAGCTACAACCATTGCTGAGACTAATGCTAATGTTGCTGCACTGGGTGGCGTGGTAACCCAGATTCAGCCTAATCTTAAAGAGTTCACACCTAGCACTGGCATGATCTCAGGCATCAGTCCTAATGGTCGTGAGTTTAATTATGAGGTTAATGTGTATGCCAACACCATTGCTAACCCAGATGAACTAACAGGGTTGATTCAAAACACAATCATTCGCCTTAATAAGCAAGGTGACTACTTGACTACTGCTGGGGCATTGTGACCAGACCAGTCATCAATGTAATCATTGACTTTTCAACGGGTGCAAGTTTTGGCTTTCCCTTTATTATCGGCACATCTGAAATAGGTGGCGCGGATGTTCTATCTGATTCGGCAGCTAGTCTTGTGGTTGATGTCTCTAACCTTTTAGATAGTGTGCAGACTAACCGAGGTCGTAACATCTCATCTGAGCAATTTCAGACGGGCACAGCTTCAATCCGCATCTTGGATCAGAACGGTGACTTCAACCCACAGAACACATCATCGCCTTATTACACTTACTTAAATCCAATGCGTAAGGTGACTATTACTGCAACTTACTCAGGAGTAACTTACCCAATCTTTGCAGGGTACATAACTGGCTATAACACTTCTACACCTAAGTTCAATGGTGACATTGTCTATACGACAGTTACGGCAGTCGATGGCTTTAGACTATTCCAGAACGCCCAATTCTTTGGTGTGACTGGGGCAGTTGCAGGTGAGACTACGGGCACTCGCATTGGCAAGATCCTTGACACTATCGGCTGGCCTTCTGCCCTGCGCGACATAGACACAGGACAAACTACAGTTCAGGCAGATCCAGCAACCCAGAGAACGGCACTAGGAGCTTTACAGACTGTAGCCACCACAGAGTACGGCGCGATCTACATGGATCACACAGGACGCCTAGCCTTTCAAGATAGAAACTTAACTGTTTCCTCTGTTGCTGGCACTCCAGTAGTGTTCAAGGATGATGGCACAGCCATTGGCTACTTTGATGTCAAGTGGGTCTTTGATGACACCCAGATCTATAACCTAGCAACCATTACTCGCACAGGTGGAGCAGTTCAGACTGCTTCAGATGCAGCGTCTATCGCTAAGTTCTTTACTCCCAGCTATAACCAATCAGGCTTACTTATGGAGACAGACGCAGAAGCCCTAGATTATGCAAAGGCTTTTATAGCATCTCGCAAAGACACTGTAGTTCGTGTTGATGAGCTGACATTAGATCTTCAGCAAGATGATTACACAGCTGGCACTATTGCTGCCCTGACGATGGACTTCTTTACTCCAGTCAGTGTGACCACGACCCAGCCTAACAACACGACCTTATCTAAGACCGAGCAGGTGTTTAATGTATCTCATGCAATCACACCTAATTCATGGAAAGTTAGGTTCGGCACAGCCGAGCCAATCATCGATGGGTTCATCTTAGATTCGGCATTATATGGCATACTAGACACTAGCGTTTTAAGTTACTAAGGAGTAATTATGGCAAGCGGATTCCCATTCTCAACAGGCGATGTCCTATCAGCTACCAACATGAACGGGCTTACAGCCTTTACTGTTGGTGCTGCTAACACAGCAGACTATACCGCTGTCCTTGCCGACCAGTATCAGGCCCTAGAGCTAATGAATAAGGCAACAGCGATTGCCTTCAGGATCCCTACTAACGCATCTGTTGCTTTCCCTATTGGTACTGTGCTTACAGTTCTTAACATTGGCGTGGGAGTCTGCACCATCTCAGCTGTAACATCTGGCACTACTACAGTCCTTTCAGGTGGCGCAGTAGCTGCTGCTCCAACCCTTGCACAATACAAGTCAGCAGCTTGCATTAAGACTGGCACAGACACATGGTATGTGGTGGGCGGAATTGCTTAATTCATTCGTATCTGTCCTAGACAGTGGTGGTGCAGGTGGTGGTGGCTCTTATGAGTCTATTGCTACTGCTACTGGCACAGGGTCATCAGGGACTATAACCTTTTCTAGCATCCCTAGCACCTACACTTCGTTACAGATTCGCATATTGAGTAAGACTATTCGTACTGCATCTTCTGGCACTAACGATGGATTCTTGCAATTAAACGGTGATACAGGTTCAAACTACTCTTACCACTATTTGATTGGTGATGGTTCTAGCGCAAGTGCAGCAGGTGGTGCAAGCCAGACTTCAATGCGTATCGCTCGCATCGATCAATCTAGCTTTACTGGTCTAACTAATATGATGGCTGTCGGCATCATAGACATTCACGATTACGCTTCAACTACAAAAGCAAAGACTGTTCGCTATTTAAGTGGTAATAACACAAATGGCACAGGAGATGGTCAAGTCAATTTAGGCTCCGGAGGATGGTTCTCAACAAGTGCTGTAAATCAAGTTTCTATTTTTGTATCTGGAACATCCTTTACAACATCAACTGTAATTTCACTATACGGAATCAAGGGAGCGTAAATGCCAACAACATACGAGCCAATTGCCACCACGACTTTAGGTACAGCAGCAGCATCTATTACATTTTCTAGCATCCCTGCTACTTATACTGATTTGCGTTTAGTTATTGTTGCGACTGCTTCAACCGCTGCACCAGACATACAGGTACAATTCAACTCAGACTCAGGAAGTAACTACAGCCACACGCGTCTTATTGGAACTGGCTCCTCCGCAATCAGTGGGCAATCAAGCAATCAAACATACACTTATGTCGACTACACAGGTTTATCAACCACTATCCCATCTCTTTATGAAATGGACATCTTTTCTTATGCTGGATCAACTTTTAAGACTATGCTTGCAAAAACTTCTGAAGATAGAAATGGAAGCGGTGACATCTTTACAAGCGTGAGTTTATGGCGTAGCACATCAGCAATCACTTCTATTTATCTATTTTTAAGTGCCTACAATTTCGCCACAGGCACAACCGCGACTCTGTATGGGATAAAAAATGCCTAATACCTACACACTCATCTCATCCAATGTCCTTAGCAGTTCTGCTGCATCTGTTACCTTCTCTGCTATTCCTAGCACTTATACGGATTTGGTAATGCTCTGGTCTGTTAATACTTCATCGCTGCAAGATGGAACTATTTACTTTAACGGCACTTTAGGCACTACAAACTACTCACGCACCTTCGTTGCTGGCAACGGAGCAACAGCATCAAGCGGTAGAGCAAGCAACCGCGAAGCGATTGATATGGATTACATCGGCAGCGCTACCGCTAACACTTTTGCTAGTGGTGAAATGTATTTACCTAACTATGCTGGAAGTGCTAACAAGCCACTT